GGGGTTGGGGTGTGGTTTGGGGTTGGGGTGTGGTTTGGGGTTGGGGTTATTGGCTTTGGTTATACAATGGTTCGTCATCATATTCTGGTATATCAATTTTTAGTTTTTTAGTGCATCCGCTTTTTTTAATTTTTTGAACAATACGATTACTTATATCGGTTGAAGATGATGGAAACAAATCAGGATATACGGCGTGTATTGCCGCACATACACCTCCGGTAATAAACATTAAGCTCAAATGCAATGATAAAAATAGATGTTCACTATAGTTCATACATACTTCTGGCAAATGTTTAAAGTCAAACATTATAGTTTAACCCTATAATAAAAACATTATATTTTTTATTATAATAAATAGTTTTATCTTATGGGGAGGGTCAAAAAGTTGATTTTTTGCAATATACAATAGAAGCAACAATACATATCATAACTATAGTCATTCAAAATGGTATCTACTCGCTCTCAATCCACTCGTTCCACCCGTAGAGGTGTATATGCAACTGTTATCCCGGTAAGCGTAAAAAATATAAAGCATGCTGCTGCATTTATTAAAAATGAACATATATATAACCTCAAAAACGCAATAAAAATAGAAAAAAGAAAAAGCGAACGAACTATAAAAAAGACAGTTCAATTTGATTTAGGGTTGTATGGAAAAGATATAGAAACCGGGGAACGTAATCAATATCATGGATGGGTAGGCGACACATGGCAACGCGACTTTAATGGAAACGGAAAACAAAGCCGGGTTGAAGAAATAGAAGAGAGAGAAGAAGACAAATTAATCAGACGCATTAAACGACGATACAAAACCGGATTTGCAGGATATATACTAGATAACTTTATAGTAGACGAAGAAGAAGAGGAATCTGATTATAGTAATAGCGAAAGTGACGAAGATTAAATATTTTTAACATTATTAAAAAAAAACGATTTATTTTTTTACTTTTTTAACCGATTAAAAACCAACAAAACCAACTAAACTAAACCAAGCAAAACCAAAACTAAACAAAACACGCAAACAAAACTAAACTAAACACGCAAACAATACTAAACCAACTAAACACGCAAACAATACTAAACCAACTAAACACGCAAACAATACTAAACCAACTAAAAGGAGGGGTTTATAGGGGAACCTTGGTTCCCCTAATTAGAGGCATTCCAAGTCCGACAATTTCCAATATTCAATCCCTTTATTTGGCAGTGGCCTAGCAATGATAAACGGTATCTTTTTTTCGTCAAATTCCATGAGTGCAATCGTGCGCCCATTAATTATGTTTTCGTCCACTTTTACAAATGGAGTGGCACCGCGTTCCAATTGTTCGGCACGTGCACCAATAATGCGAGCTTTTTCGTATTTCGTCAATAGTGGCAATGAGGTATGTAATGGGTCTACAATGTTTCCCATATGGTCTTGTACTACACGAGTCAATGCCATGACTTCTTCAAAATTCACTTTTTTTATTTCAGGATGTAATGATTCAATATTTTCAATCACATTATAATTCTCAAATTTTTGATAATCTTCTTCGTCGTCGGAAATGTCTAAATCTTCTTCAACATCTTCATCCACAGATTCATCATCCATAAGGTTCAATGCTTCTCCTTTCATATTTTCATCATCGTCATCGTCATTTTTATTTTCATCATCGTCATCATCATCATCCACCTCTTCATCTTCCTCTATTTCATTTTCAACCTCATTATCTATACTACTCTCGTCGTCAATGTTTTCGTCATCACTTACGAGAGACTTTTCTTCTTCTAAATCGTTACGTTTCAATTCGTTGTCCATGGTTTATATAAAAAAGTATGTATATTTATCTAAATACTTTTAAAATTCAACTTTTTATACTATCCCCCTGTCTCTTCTCTATGTTTCATGTGTTTTCCAAATTTCGTCGCATATAGTGCAAATGTACAAATGTCTCATGTTTTGTTCGTCATATCGCATATAAATTACATCACTATTGCTTTTATTTTCTTTATTGGTCTTGCACTTTGTATTCGGACACGGGATTGAAATATGAGGTAAGGTGGGGTCAAATTTGGTATATTTATTTACCATATGTTCAATAGGTTTTGTTTCTTTTTTACTATAATCAATATTCAATACACACAACCGTTCATTGGATAAACTAGTATCTTTATTGCCGCAAATTCTACAAAAGTAAATCAGCGATTCATCTTCCACATGATGATAATATTTATTGTCACAAACATTACAAAAACGTATCTTTTGGGTTGTCATGGTTCTCTAATATAAACTTGACTATATAATGTATTTATACTATTTTTCAATTTTGTGACTTACATTCTTTTTTGGTTTCTCTCGGCATTTCTTGCAAAATATTTTCGGACATATCTTGTATTTCATGTTCCATATCCGCTAGAAACTGTTGTACACTTGTAATTGTTTTGATTTGGGTAGAAACCGTAACCTCCGTACAATCGCTCAATACGCTTAAATTGTCAATATTGGACATACTATCCTCTCTTTCTATAGTATTGTTTTTCTCTGTTGTCGCCATAGGTGTATCCTATAATATACATTAAAAAGTTGAATAAAAGGAAAATATATTCATATAGTATCATTATGACTGATAATAACATCATGGCGAAGAATCTGGAAACGTTTCTAAATGCTCATGCAATTAAAAAGGATGAAAATAAATCATTGACACATACGCAATTTAGTGCGTTTATTACGCGCACGTTTCATATTCCTCCAGAGGATTATGGAGAATATATGCAATTGTATTATCATGATATCATTAAATCTAAAAAGACACATAATATAATTGAGCGGCAGTTTATTTATAAAAATGAAGAATCGGGACCTTGTTTGGTTGATTTGGATTTCCAATTTTCATCGGACAATATCAACAGACAATACACATCAGCTCATATTGATAAATTAATTCAATACTATTTAGACGAACTTTCTTTGTTGTTTGAAATGGATGAAGACTTACACTTCATTGTAGTAGTACAAGAAAAACCGAACACACGATGCGTTACCAAAGCAAATGGAACATCCATAACAAAAGATGGGATACATCTTATGTTTTGTGTTCAAGTTGACCCACACGTTCAGCAATTAATACGCGAAAAGGTATTGAAAAAGGTTGAGCTGTGGGAAGATTTGCCAATTACAAATGCGTGGGACGATGTAATTGACAAAGCCATTTCAACCGGTTCCAATGGATGGTTATGCGTTAATTCTAAAAAGAAAGACGACCAGACACACTATAGTGTGACTCAAGCGTACAATGTATATTATGACACGGATTCCAATGCATGGGTTAAAAATGTGTTAGTTAATAAACCGCAAGATGTGGATGGGTTTTATGCTCAACATTATAAACAATTATTTGTTAGAAATCCAGACCTTCCTAAAATGTCATTATTGTCAGAAGAAGGCGAAACAATTGTAGAAAACTATAAAAATAAAAATGCAAAACCGTCAACCCCTACACAAATGACAAATCAACCTGCAATGCCAACTTCTGGTGGGGATGAACAATGGCAAATTTCGGTCCAAACCATAATGCAGATTACAAACAAAGGAGAAGTTGAAACACTAATGGACGTCTTTTTAGATAATTTGCCAACTTACAATTATGATATTCGTGAAGCGTATGAATATGCCATGTGTTTATCCGATGATTATTACGGTGCGGGTTCATACAATAAATGGATTAAAGTCGGGTTTGCATTGCGCAATATCAGTATTTATTTGTTAATTGTATGGGTTAATTTCAGTATGCAATCTTCTTCGTTTCAGTTTACCGATATTTCTAAAATGTGCGAATTTTGGATTAAATTCAATAGTCAACCCGAAAGAGGCGTGACCAAACAGTCATTGATGTATTGGTGCCGAAACGAAGATGTGGAGAAATTCAATACCATCCGAACTAAAACGGTAGATTATTATTTAGACCAATCGGTTGAGTCATTGTCATTAGACCAATTGAATGCAAGAGGGCCAAGCCGTGGCAGTTGCGATTATGATATTGCATCTCTTGTATTTCAATTGAAAAAAGGAATGCATGCGTCTTGTGGGATAAGAAATAATGAATGGTATAGTTTTAGAACATCGTATTGGCAAAAAGATGATTCCGGTACATCATTACGTACTGTATTGTCAAACGAAGTACGTGGGCTATACATGAATAAATCCAGAAAGTATTTAGAAAAGGCATTCTCCATCAAAACGAATGACGGTGCGGTTGATATAGAAAACGAAGAACATATATTGTTAAAAGCACGTGCAAACATGATGTTGTCAATTGCAACTCGTTTAGGAAATACACGTGACAAGGATAATATTATGAAAGAATGTAGAGAATTATTTTACGACAAAGAATTTGAAGAAAAACTAGATAAAAATCGTTATTTGTTGTGTTTCAAAAATGGTGTAGTGGATTTCAAAGAAAAACGTTTTCGCAGAGGATTACCAGAAGATTATATTTCTAAATGTACCATGACCGATTTCTCACCATTGGATGAAAAAAGAGACAAAGTCACTATGGATGAAATCACAGAATATTTCAAAAAATTATTCCCATTACCCGAATTGAATACTTATATGTGGAACCATATGGCATCCATCATTATTGGGGACAGTGCTAAAGTACAATGTTTACATTATTATATTGGTATTGGTCAAAACGGTAAATCAATGATGGTAAAATTATTGGAAATGATTATGGGAGATTATGCGGTTGGATTAGACGCGACATTCTTTACGAAAGACCGTCCTGCACGTGGTGCCGCAACCCCTGATGTTGCGAAATTACCAGGTGCTCGTTTAGCAGTCACTACAGAACCTACAGAAGGAGCTAAACCGGTTGTATTATACGAAGGTCCAATGAAACAATTGACAAGTGGTACAGATAAAATTTCATATCGTGCTTTATTTAAAGACCAAACCCACTTTGTTCCGCAATGTCATTGTATTATTCAATCCAATGATTATATTCCAATTCGGAGTCGTGACCATGGTACATGGAGACGTATTCGTGTGGTTCCATTTGTATCTTTATTTACGGAAACACCTGTTCAAGACGACCCAGATAAACCACATCAATTTTTAAAAGAAGATGGTTTTGAAGAAAAGTTTGAAATATGGGTACCGGTATTTATGGCAATGCTGGTCAAACTTGCATTTGTAAATCAAGGTGCACTACCAATGTGTGATTACGTAAAAAAGGCAAGCGAAGAATATCGTCGTAGACAAGATTATTTAGCAACCTTTATGGAAGACCATTTGGAAAAAGCAACTAAAGAATACGTATTGAAGAAATCCGAGTTATTGAATCGTTTTAATGAATGGTATAAAGACTTGCATGGTGAAAAATTGATTGGTAAACAACAAGAAATCTTTGATGCACTAGACAAAAAATATGGTGCATATAACAAGAACCGTAATGGATGGGTTGGTGTAAGAATCATGAAAGTCATTGATGCGGTAGTTCCATCTGAACTGTCCGACTCAGACGGTGAAGAAAATGAATCATTAGAGACACTACCACAATAATAAACACTATAAATCATAAACACTATAAATTATAAAAAATTATAAAAACCAAACATTTATTTTTTTTACAAAATTAAAAAAGATAAAGTAATACGGGTTAATATGAGAAAAAGTTGGGCAAATAGGTATAGTCTACAATATAAGTATGGTCGTCCCGTTTGAATACGTTTCCTACAGTAGTTTCAACCACAAATGCAATGCCTCTCAAAACAAAATATTCAATCGGTGTAATTAAGTAAGGAAACAATACAATGACTAAAAGTGCAATCACTTTATATTTATAGGAAAATTCGCTTCGTTTGGGTCCAACAAAAACAATTCCTAAATATATTGCCGCCAATAAAAAATATATCCAAATGAGTGCATATGTGAAATTATTGAGAAAGCGTGTTTGTTCGGTTTTGTATTTATAAGCGCTATATTTGGTGGAAAACCGTCGTGCCATGTATTCGTTTTGGTTTTTCGCTAACTTTATTACGTCTTTGTTAGAAATAGTCGGCATTATTATAGTATAGTATCTTATTTTTTTACATTTTTGGGACATATTGTGGCATGGGTGAAAATGGTTCAATTTTGCCTGTAAATGGTTCAAGTGTGCATACCCCATTTATGATGGTTCCGTTCGGGCAACAATTTCCTCCAATACATAAACCATCGTCCGCCGTATTTTTATGTTCGGATATTTCGGTTATAGGTTCATTGCTTTCATCAATTTCTTTTGGTTCATATAAATAAGAAAAGTCAATTTTGTCAAAATCCATGCGGTCGCGTTTAGAAATGTCCATGTACGCGTTAATCAAATAAATGATACCGACTGAAACAATAGCGATTACCAATAAATCAATCACGAAATCGGGTATAAAGGGGAAAAATGGTTTGGTATATACCAATAATCCCGATACACCTACCATAATAAAAACAATCATTAGCATACGATAATAGGCTTTTTTCCTGGAAACACTGCTTCGTACGAAATGTTCTTTGCGTTCTTTCGTTTCGTATTCTTTGTTTACGCTAACTTCTTTTGCACTAATACGATTGATTTCGTCGCCAATAATTCGCGATACATTGCCATTTGGGTCCACTGTTTCTTGATATAAATTATAATTATCATCTGGGGTATTTGCTGAAAAGTCTTGAAAAACTCCCGACATATATTATTATAATGTAATAATATATTTTTTCATTATTATTATTATTATTGACATTGATTCGCACCAGGATTCCATGTATATCCTGGTCCGCAACAATCCGGTCCTCTGCACGCTTCCGCGGATGCTTCCGATATTTGTCCGGCTTTGGCTTTTGTATCATAATCATTATTGGACTCTCCAATAGATGAGGTTGGCAATAAAATACTATTGTCATATTGGCTTAGTTTATTGAAATCAATATTGTCGCGCATTAAAATATTGCTGAGTAAGTTGAATGCGCTTATTATTCCTATAGCAACTACAAAAATAATCAACCAATCCATTACAGTGGTGCTATAGCCTAAACGTTCTTGTAAGAAAACAATTGCTAAACTAATTCCAAAAGTCAATAAAATGATGACCAATAAAATCAAATAATGTTTCTGTTTCTCTTTGTATGTATTATTTAATAATATCATACGGTCTGCGTTGTGTCTTTCTACATCCATGTTGTTTTTTTTCTGTTGCAATCTATTGATTTCTTTTGCCACTATTTTGTTACTTTGGCTTTGTTGATTACTGATTAAATCGTATTGCTCATTACTTATAATTTCGCTTGCCATATTATAGTTTAGTAATAGATTATTTCTTGGTTACTAAATAGGTAGTTATCATCACCGTAATTACAGTAATCATACCAATAATATAAGCGTTGTTTTGCTGCAATATCATCATATGGATGTCTTCTTTCACTGCATCTTTTACATTAGATGGATGGTCCCTATAGTGTAAATAATTTCCACTAAAGTCGGCATAATCAGATGTATTGGATTCGACTGATGATTTTAATACGTCGTACGTTGCAACTTTGTCTTCAATTTCGTCATGTTTGGTATTTAAATTTATGATTTGCTGTGTTTGTTGAACAAATGAGCCGTAATCTGTGGTGGTTGAATGGTTCCCACTGTCAAACGCTTCTTTTATAGTGGTTTGTGGATTTGAAAAAAAACCTTCTGAAATCATTATATTATATGATTTTATAATTTGACAAACAAATAATACAATACAGATGTAGCTAAAACTGTCCATGCCAAATTTACATACACAGAACTGTCATACATCAATTGATTATCAGTGTATTCATTTGCGTATAGTTCTCTCATTTTATTGTCTAAATCTTTTCGTTTTTGTTTCATGGATTTGTATTTGTTCATTTGGTCTGGATGAGAGACGCTAAAATCGGTGGATATTAATGCGTTGCTTATATCCACTAAATCTTGCGCAAATTCACCCAAGGTACTGTAAGTACCCGCGTCTCCAACTAGTTTGGTATAAATATTTCCAGTTGTATAAATATTATTTGAACCATCCGTATAATATGACGCCCCTGATAAATCTGTGTTCGTTATTTTATCATTCGTACCATATTTGTAATAATCTATAAAGTCTGCAGTTTGGATGCAATCTGTAGCACCATTTTCTTGACATTCTCTCAATACCTTGTTTAAAGTATCATTGGTATATATAGTTTCCAATTTAGTATGAAATGTATTTAGTTTTGTTGTCATAATTCTATATGTTATGATATTATTTTTGTTTGTATATTAAGACGCCTAAAGCGATTGCTCCTATTGCTAGATTCACGGTTTGCATCCACGAACGTTGGTATTGATGTTGCGCATCCAATTGGTTTCCTTCTTGTTTCATTAATTCCTCGTATGTTTCACTGTATTTTTTATTTAATAATAAAGCTTCGTCACTATCTGAATCCATGACTACACTGTCTGCAATAAATCCATCGTCAAAAAAACGGTTTTCGTCCATTATAATTGTGCTAAACATATTAATTGGGGGAACCTAGGTTCCCCCATGCCCCCTCCTAGGGTGTGCGAGCGAAGCGAGCACATATGGTGGTGTGTAGTGTGTGGTGTGCGAGCGAAGCGAGCACATAGGGTGGGTTATTATCGCTTGCGTTTTTTGGTTTGTCGTTTACGTTTGCCGCCTTGTTTGGTATTATTTGATTTTTCTTTGGTATAGGTTTTAAAAGATTTCCGTCCTTTTTTGCTAGGTGGTGATGATTTAGCACTTGATTTTCGTTTATTTGTTTTCGGCGATGGAGACTTTTTCAACTCTTTCTCAATGCTATCAAATAGATTATTTATAGTGGAATCTTCTAAATACCGACTATAAATTTGTCTAAATGTTTCTTTATCGCCTTTTTTTACTTTTTCTCTAATCTTGGAAGCAGAATAGGTAGTTATATTGTTCACATCAAAATCACCCGAATTTTCGTCTCGTTTTAGTACCATACCATCCATTTCATTAATGAAATCCAATTTTCCAAATATTTTGCTAAATGTTTTGATAAAACTTTCTCTATCAGTCCCGACTACCATAAACGTATTAATTTTATGGGTTTTATCTTTAAAACGCATCATGGGTGTAGTAAGCTGGGAAATGTTTGGTGTGCATTCCACAACGACTTCAATGTTTTCAATTTTGGATTTATTTTCGGCTAAAGATTCTTCTGAAATCAATTCTTTTTTGTAAGAAGGAATCATTTGTCTCAATATTTCCGATTTATAGACCGAGTGTTTTTCATTTTCATTTTCGGATTTGCAATACAAAGGATTTTTAGCATCTTTTGTTTTAGAGAGAAATACGAATACTTTTTGCATATTTAATTCAATTGCTTTGTAAATCATGGTTTTTATTAAGGCTAAATGTCCCGGATGTGGGGGATTCATTCTTGAAAACGTAAATATAAAGGTTGATAACTTGTCTCCAACTTCCATATTTCTATATATTGTATTCCTAAATGAAGCATTTTTCATCATAACTAGAATAAATTTTCTCGTATATCAATATAATGAAATTGCCATCTTTGAATTCAATATCCCCTTTAGAAATCTTATTATTTTGTATTTTCATTTTATATTTGATTTTTCCTATACAAACACCTATAGAGTTGAGACCATACATTAATACAAATATTGGTATGGCTCTCATCATCATCGTTACCTTCTACATGTTATTTTACACCACACCCATTTTAGGCGTTTTGTCAATTTTTGTGGCTTACGTTTTGATGTATAGAAGTTCTTCCGGCGATACCAAAGGTAGTATTGCTATGGTAAAACATACACCTTCGCAACCGAAAAAGGACAAACAAATGGCCCATATGAATCCTCCTAAAGAAGTTTCTTTAGAAGAAGAATTCATCAATGAGAAAGCGCCAATCGGACGAGGCAGCTTGCCCGATGGATATGTGGAAACCTCTTTCAAACCAGTAAGCGATAAAATTTTGGGTGGTTCTCTTGTATAAATATTTTCATATTTTTATAAATAAAAAAAATGAAATAAATGAATTATTTTCCATTGTCGTTCCAATTGACTCCATTAAAGGGAACAAATAAGGAAACCAAATATCGTAGTTTTGAGTCCTGATTAGGCAATAAACGTTCTTCGCTATACATTTCTGTGTCCGGAAACATAGTCATCATACCGATTGCATTTGCAAAAAACATTACTAAAAAGTAAAATCCTACCGCCGCCAATACTTTCTTGTCTGGTGCTTTCCCACCTGTTTTTATTTTCAAGGGTTTGTTGTGAATACCCATTGAAATTAATATTACAGCTACTATAAAGAATCCTAAATGAAGAACTGTACCAAATATGGCCCAGGGTTGGTCGCATTTAAAAAAGTTCAAATTGCAAAACACAAAGGGTAAAAATACACCACCGCCCAATACAACCAATAAAATATGTAGAAATGTAACAAAGGTTATCATACCACGTTCGTATTCATTCGCATTGAGAGGAGTTAATGCATATTCGGCTTTTTCAACATGAATGTCATCGTCGTCTACCAATTCGCATTGCATATATGTTTCCGTAGGTTCACCATTGGTATGGAACCCTTCTTGGATTTTCTCAATATGGCCTTTTTGTATAGATATGTTTTCATGTAAAATGACAATTTGTTTGGCACTGTCTTTTTGTGTGAACAAAAACGACAATTGTGAAAATATAGTGGGTTCATAAATTTGTTTGTATAAACGGGATGGGTTACCATGTATTTCAATAGACGAATCATTTATAGGGATTGGTGTAGTGCAAACGAAAATATGTTCACGAGAGTCGTTGTTATAGTGGAAATTGTTATGTATATAAGAATCCAAAATGGCTAAATCAATATGTTCGGATGGAAATGTAAGCACCGGTGTTGTATCTTTTTTAAGGAAAAATGTAAACAATGCGCGTTTATTACCACTATATACACAAACCAATTCGTAATCATGTTGACCTTCGTGTATAGGAGGAGTGATATAAATTTGGGTTAAATTATACATTTCATCATTGATTTCGGTTTTGGAATTTGAGTTTGAGACACTATACAAATGGTTGGCTCGTTTTACCAAGGATTCTTCTTTATGGTCCAATTTTACGGATATTAAATCGGATTGTAAATCTTTTATGAATTGCATATTATATTATATTGAGACATCTATCCGCGCGAGCGAAGCGAGCGCCTAAATAATAATAATGACAATTAGTAAATAAGTATTGTTAAAATGAAAACAAAAAACTAACCCGCTATATGTGCTCGCTTCGCTCGCACCACCACAAGCACACCCTACCAAAACCCATTATATGTGCTCGCTTCGCTCGCACACCACCAGGAGGGGGTAAGGGGGAACCTAGG